CCAGTGTTTGAATCATATTCTCTTTCCGCAATTTTTTTGCGATATCGAAGAACTACATGTTCCATGATAACCAAAACAAACAGAAGTGGCAATACCATAGCAGATATTCTCAACAAAACTAGACCAATCACCATCATTATTTCTCCTATTACCCCGACTGAGACTTGAACTCAGACTTGAACGGGTTTAAGCCGTGTGCCTCTGCCATTTGGGCTACCGGGGCATATTACTCGGGGTGAGATTCGAACTCACACTGTACTGCGTTTGAAACAGTTGCCTCCTGCCAGTTGGGCTACCCGAGCAAATGTTAAAATCGATATCGGTTGTCCAAGTCCATTTCAAAACGTGCCATGACTTCTTCAATCTCCATCGGCGTGTAATCGATACATTCAACACACATGTTCATATAACGTTCATCTGGCAAAATTCGATCATGAGTGTGGCCATGTGCATTACGGCCGCACCAAAACATTTCTGAGAAATGAACCGGAAGGTGCGTAAACAGAATGTTCTCTTTCTTTCGAACATCCATAGCACGAATATCTTCAAAGTGCTCCAAGTACATTTGAATCGGAAAGTGATCGTGGTTTCCCTTTACCAGAATCTTACGACCATTCAGATGACTCAACAGAAACAGATTCCGTTTACCGAACACCACGTCACCAAGATGAACCACAATGTCTTTAGGACCAACAACCCGATTCCAGTTCTCGATGATCGTATGATTCATTTCATTAATAGAATCGAAGTCACGAAGAAGATCACCATCATGGTCAATGAAAGTCATGATATTATTATGTGCGAAATGGGTATCAGAAATGTAAAACCTTTTACTCATTCTTCACTCCAAAAGAGGCCTCGGCGAGACTCGAACTCGCATATTACGATTTTGCAAACCGCAGTATAACCAACTTCTACCACGAGGCCTTAAATTCGACGTGCTTCAAATATACCAAGAATCGCGGGTTTTGTCAAGTCAATTTCGTTAGTTGGATGAACATTTTTGATCGTTACATCAAACCCGTGATCATGAAGAAAGAGTTTCAACCCTTCCATGTTTACTGGATACGTATCTGTATTCACCGATAGATGTTCTCGACAAAACTTATCCATTCGACTATTTGGAAATGGATTGTGAAATTCACCAACAATACGATCTATACGTTTCAGTGTAGAGTGTGTCGCACCAAACAGAATCGGAAACTCAGATGACTCACAATCAAGTTTTAAAACAATGGGATACTCTTTGATCGGTTCAACAATCCAGTCAAGTGATACCATTTCAAATGACACATTTGGTTTCGTTGAAGTCATGACAACATTACCACCGCCTGTGTTAACACTCGAAGCTGGTGGTTCAAAATCAAATTCAATTGGTTCACCATTAATACGAATGTAGTCAGTTGGAAAAACTGCTTTGTTGTATGTGATAACGTTTGAATACTTGCCCACATTTCGTACAAGATGGTAGTAGTTTCGTTCATATACTTCAAATGAATGAACACTCACTGCACCATTTTCAGCAGCGTATGCAGTAAACCCACCAATGTGTGCTCCCACATCAATCACAACCTTACCAGTTACATCAACATCATAATCTAAACCACGTGTCGATGCCGTATGAAATATTTGTTGATCCCAAGTACCGTCTCTGTAACTTATCGGTTTTATCGGTTTCATTCTACTCTCATTTGTGAAACTGGTGTTCCACTTGTCTTAATTTTTTGTTATGTACAATCGAGTCCGTCAACATGTCAGATATGACATGACGAAACTCATCATACGCATCTTCGTTTTCAACAAACCACTTAGGGCAGTTCTTACCTGTCACATCATAATGTCTCACAACATCATGCAATGTCAAATCGTACTTCTCAATGAGATACGCGATAAGATGTACACTTCGTTTCAATGTAATATCAGTGAACTTGCCATCCCAATTTGGGTGACATAGTTCCACACCGATCAAACAGTTATTTGGATATGTGGTGTTAAAGTGATTCAGGATTTCTTGGTTGTATTCTTTGGCACCTACGTGATATGCCATTTCGTCATCTGGAATCAGTTGCACGATTTCACCAGCAATGTCAACGAAGTAGTGCGCTCCAGCATACCGATCAGGAATATCATCGTTCAGACTTTGCTTTGCCAACTGATTAAAATAACTAACATGGAAGTCCGCAGTTGCACCAGCATTACCAGTCCAGTGCACTACTACACCTCGAATGTCAATCAGTTTCCTACCGGGTCTTGAAAATGTATTAACCGGTAGCAATGCTTTTCGAATCTTTGGTCCAACAATCATGACTCACACTTTCCTTTACGCAAACGTAAAAGTATTTATGTGATTTCTCAGATCACTCTGTAACGATCAGAAGGTAAACCAATGACAACCCAACCAGCATTTACACGTTCATGAATGATACGATCAAGTTCCTGCAAACACTCATCTTTGTTCTTGCACTTCTTCAATCGTTCACCATTCTCTGAAACAACGTAAACAGTTTTGGTGTTCTTACGTGTACGACCCTGATATGTTCTTGTTCCTTCTTCGAGAAAAGAACGAATCTCGAAGTTACTCTCATGAAACTGAACACCATTCGATTGATGTTCTGTATGAACCATCTTGATGTATTCTTCAATGATACCACGAGTCGCACTTGGACGAGCAAGTTGTTCACGATACCACTGTTGACGTTCACGTGACTTACGCTTTCGAACCGTAAGTTCTTCACCGTTACTCATGTTGTTCGAACTCATTCAACATTCTCTTTCTTTCTTGATCGATAGGGAATATCCCAACCAAAGACTTCGTTAATATCAGGTGTTGTCATGCCCTTTAGTCGATACTTGTGTTGAAAACACTCCACCATAATCTTCGCCTCACGAGCGTGAAGTCCTTCCAATATACCAATGAAAAGTGACTCACGTTTCGTTTGGCGAAGATTATCATATCCCCAACCTCGAATGAATACATCGAATCGACGTGCTTCATTGTCTAATCGAGTTTCGGTCAAACCTTCTGCTAAATCAGAAGGTTTGTATGGCGGTTCACTATCAGGCAACATAACATCAACAGATTTGTCATACGCCAATTTCAGTAGTGCGCGGACTGCCGGGCGATTGATATGTTTCGCAAGTTCTTCCTTGCGTTCTGTCAGTGTTGGCAACTCATTTATTCGGTCGAACAATTCATGAATGTATTCCATAGTTTAACGTCTCTTTCTCATTCTTTCGAGTTTTCGTTCTCTCTTGTGGTCACGCATTTTCTTTGTGCGCGACTCCATGTTTGACTTCTGTTCGCCAAACATGGTATCACGTCGCCGTGCCTCTTTCAATTGGGCACGGCGTTCACGTCGATTATGAGGATGGTCCACACGGAAAGTGTAATCTACTGTCTGATTATTTCGTGTGTTATTGTACTTGATCGTACGAAACGGAACTATTCGAATAGAAGGCGGTGCAAACGGACGATTGGTTTCGCCACGTTCAACTCTCTCACGGTAACGTTCCTCACTTCGTTTCAAGTACTCCTGTGCTTCTTCTTCACTCGTAGTCCAAAGAATACCCATAAATCGATTCATCATATTTCCTTTCTAATATCGTTACCAGCGAATGATCATTCGCTGGTGTTCAGAATCATTATCAGTCGAAATCTTTTCAACTATGAAACCCCGTTCCTGCAATGCATCGTGCAGCAGGGTAAACATCATATCAGTATCATAAGTATAGTATGCTTTTCGGTGTCCTTTTTTAGCTTCATCAATAATGGTCTTTTCAACCTCAGCAAGTTCGACCTCTAATTTTGACTTATTTGCCTGATAGGTCATTTCGATTGCTTCGTTTGATGTAAGCATATGTGTCTCCGTGTTTAACAGGTTGACATACTATCTTACCCTCTATTTGTCCTTACTCCTATTTATGTTCTCAGTCCAACTGACAATCATGGATAACTTCGTACCAGTTGACATTTTGGAGATAAAACGAACGAAACTCTATTGGTCGAATTTCCTCTGATTCGTTATCGTATTGTGCAATACGTCCAACAACACAAAGACCGGGATTATCTTTGCGTTTGCCCGTTCCCTTTGCCTTTGGCATTAGTTCCGGTAGTTGAGTACAAATCATTGTACGTGTTTCGGTTGAGTTTGCCTTGGTGAAGTTCACTCGTACAACAGCAAGCGGAAGAACCTTCTTCATCTCTTGTTCAATGTTCATAGTAATCATTATACATCATCTCTCTGTGTCTGTCAACAGGTAATCATTAATACCTGTACGCAAAATCCAGAATGCATCAACCAAATCTGTGTATGGAGAATTCATGTAATGCGAAACAGGTTCTAATGGACGTTGTGCAATCTTTGGTGCAAGTTGTTCAAACGATTCCTTCATCTTTACTTTGGAAGCATTGCCCTTACCAGTTGCCATTTTCTTAACATGTGTCGGTGCGACTATTCGCAAACAATCACATTGATTTCCAAACTCCATTAGGTGTCGTTTCAGTATTGCGGTGTGTTCCGCAATCGAAAACACAAACCCTGAACCTGTCGAAGTGTTCATCGCATACCCTTCAAGAAAGACAAACTTCACATCGTGTTGAATCAGAGTCAATGAAAACTCACGTGCAATAGTCTCATAGCGTTGCATCGATTGATTAACTTTACCAGTCTTGATTTCATCCAGAAAACTTACTGACTTTGGTATCAGACTTGAAGTCAGATAACCATCGTTACGTATACGACTTGGTTCAGTTGTTGTGTAGAAATAGTAATATCGATCAATAAATGGATCGTACATACACATTGCAGGAAATGTCATGCTATAGTCTATTCCTGCAATGACTCCATATTTCTTTAATATGTCTCTTTCTTCATCTGCGAAAACCATGTTTCCAGTCCGTGTTATTTCGTACCCACTGTGCAAATGTGTCACTCACATGTGACCAAGATAGTTCTTGTGAAGTGAAATACGAATATGCATTCTCTACCATCTTATGTATGTTTTTACGTAACGGTTCATTCTTACCGTTCAATGCATCATAACAGTCTTTCATCAAAGCTCCCACAGCATCAGGTGACACCAATCCTCGTTCAAGTAGATAACCACGTTCGGTTATCCATGATTCAACAGGAAAAAGAACACCACGATCAACATCAGGATAAGGATCATGACTATATCTTCCAAACAGTTCACCAAGAGAAGTGTGATTTGGCACCATCTGCAAAACCTTACATGCAGCATGTTCAGTGTTGACCAAACCCCACCCTTCACCATAACAGGTGTTCATACCAATGTCACATGAGTTGTAGATCAAATTGAGTTGTTCGATAGATACCTGATTATGAGGATATGGTTTCGAAGTATACTGATACAGGTATTGTCTATCTTTTGGCAGTTTTCTCGTATACAGTTCACGTTCCAGAAGTACCGGAACATTCCAACCGTCTCTTTGTTTCATGCCACCATGAGGGAAAAGTGCTACGTTTGATTTTCGTGTTGATCTTTTCGAATGCATCAACTCAAGAAACTTAGCGAATCCCTTGATCATGATATCATATCTTTTTCGTGGTTGGTTTCGGTTCCCATTGAAAAACAGAAACACATTCTCTGGTATTCCAAGTTCTCGGCGTGCAACATGTTGATCAATAGGAAAGAAGTCTTTCGTGTTGACACCATGTGGTATGACTGTCACCATTGATGCTGGTATACCAGCATCCACTACAACTTCTTTACCAAACTGTGTGTACGTTGCAAACGCGGTCAGATATCTCAGTGGTTCTGCCAGTTTAGGATGGTATGGACCGCCGTCAATCGGCGAGTATGCCAGAAACTTCACACCATCTGACAACAACTGATTCTTCAATACTCGATAGAAGTCAGCAACAACCCAAACATCATTGTTCATGACAATCACATCAGGACGTTCTTCAACATAGACCTGAGAGATGAACTCAGTACCAATGAGGCTTGTCTGTGCGTATTCCAGATTGTGACCAGCAGCTGGAATGATACGGTACGGGTACTTGTGTTTCTCTTTCTGATAGTTGATACCAAACAGAACAACATCAAAGTGTTTCTGCAACGCTGGTATCATGTTTTCAGTAACACGACCGAACCCCGTTTGTTTAGTAGGTGAGTCTCCAATATACAGTAACTTTCTCATTACAAGGAATCTCCATGACGTTTTTATTATATTATGGTAGCGTTGATCGTATCAGATTCCCACTGCCCAAAGATTCATTCTCATTTTCCTGAATCAACTGACCACATCTTTGTGCTTCAAAGTATGCCTGTTTGCGATTCAAAAAAACGCCAAGATCGGTTACGAAACCTTCCTCGGCGTTATCGATAACTACCTTGTCTGGCGCAATGTCTCTTTGCAAAAGACGATAAGCGCAAACATGTGATTCTCCACAGTACACTCGATTGTTATATCGAACGGAAGATAGTATTATCATGACATATGTATTTATTCAACCCGGAACAAACTGACAACATTCACATCTGACAGTTCATTCCAAGAAATACGTGGATTATTTGACAATCGGTTTCGACGATCATCAAACATCATCAGACCTTGTGGCGATGCAAACCCCGTCACCTCAAAACCAGTGCGATTATGTTTTGCAACACACACCACACCCGGTGTCAACAATGTTGGGTGCTTCACATACTTTGCAGTGCCCTTTTCGATGTAATCCTCAACTGTCGTCTCAACTGTACTCATAGTAGTGGTCTTTCTCCATTGAAGTGTGCACGATAGATGAACGCGAGAACAGAGTTTATACGTCGAATCACCATGAAGTGAAGTTCGTTCATGGTAAGACCTTTCGCGTAACGTTCGGTAAAAAGGCGATCCATGATATAGGTGGTGCTCTCGGTGTATCGAACGATGAACTCTCGTTGTTCGTCCGATGTGCAATCTTCTTCGAGAAAAAGAATGTTGTGCAAACGATCACAGAGTTTGATAAGGAGTGCATTCTCTGACATGCGACTCATCTTGGTAAGAATGTATTCCTTTTTGGACAGACCAAGTTTTTCACGAACATCTGGTTTGTTGGTCAGTTCGTCCACAAGAAAACCAATCTCACCACCAAAGTGTTTGTCGATTTCAACCTGAGAAACCGGTGTATCTTCTACCGTGTCGTGCAACAGTGCTGCAGCAACCAGAACCGGATTTGAAGTCAGTTCTTCAACAAACCGTGCAACTGCCTTGGGATGAGTGAAATATGGTAAACCACTGAATCGCCGTGTCTGCCCTTCGTGTGCTTTTTCGGCAAAAATGTAAGAACGGATCACCACGTCTTTCAACATTGTTGTCGTTGTCATACTCATAATATATCACACTGGAATGGAAATGTCAATGTTTTTCATGATTAATTTTGCTGTTGATCAAACGCAGAGCCACTTTTCGACCACGGCGAGTCAGACGAAAGTATTCCATAGCATCAATCAGATACTTTCTTTTGGTGAATCGAAACCACCAAGTTTGATAACATCGAACCACAAGACCTTCACGTTCCAGTTCAAGAACGTGGTTGATAACTTTGATTCGGTGCCGTTTATACTCGCCTGACAGATGTGCAAACTTCAATGTCTGTATGGCACTTGTAGTGAGATACTTGACACGAAACTTTCGTAGTATGTTCATTGTGTATTCTTTTCTCATTCTTCATCTTTCCATTCAACCGGTTCAACGTGTATCACCTTCGATGAACTAAACCCGTCACTTGCCGGCATTTCTTCACCTATGTGTGGTATCTTACTACTTGACGAATATATCCAGTACTGTTCACCCGTCTCGGTGATACACCATGCCACCGTGTCTGCTGGTTGCAGTGGTTTTGGTGGTCGAAGATATCTCCATGAAGCAATGTCCATAAGAGAATGGTGAAACCCGCCGGGCAGTTGTTCATAGTAACCGTTACCAACCGACACACCATACTCCCACGTGTTATTTCGATTCAACACTTCAATAGGCAAACCCGCACTTGGCCATTCACGACCATCACGGCCGTCTCTTGCTTTAGTACGTTCGATTCGATTTGCTGCCAGTTCCAGTTCCTTGGCATATATTTCGAACAAACCGATTTTTCGAAGTGAACGAACAACTTGTCTCAGTTCTTTAACTTGGTCCGCGTAGTTCATGTTTTCTCAATCTACATCAATCTACAGTATCCAAAAGATTATCAACCCATATGTATTTCGAAAGCGAATGTGACAATGGATGGAACTCGAATTCGAATTTCCCTTCTCCAAGAGAAGTGACCGGTTGCCAAAAATAGGATTCATCACCAAAATACTTTCTTACTCTTATATAGACGGTCTCGCCTTTTAATGGCCATGGACGACCATCTCGTGGATCATAACCTGATGTTGATACTGTCATTGAAGAACTCATTTGACGTTAGATGTTCCTTGATCATTCTGAACTTGTTTGGTGAACCATGCGTGGAACTCGTTTTCGTTGAAATCCTTTCCTTTCTTCTCAATCCAAATGGCGCGAGCTTCGTTGTAGCGGTTCATAATTTCGCGCATCGCATCGCGCATCTGCATTTCAACGCTGTTCATCTTTGTCATACTCATAATAACAATATATCACACATTGTCGGGTTTGTCAAGGTTTTGAGCAAAGTTTTTTCACTTATTTCGGCGCATGAGTGTGAACATCAGAATATTTTCAGAAATGCTGAACTAACGGAAGTAGAGGATTCCGCATAATTGAATATTTCTTCCAATATGTCCGGCACCATGGTTTTATTGCGACTCAGTATATCAAACAGATACGCGCCCATATATTTAGAGAAACGAAATGCATTTGCATCATCGCGGTTCATGGATTCTATTTTTGCAACGAATTCACTTAATGTATACTTGCGTGTTTCTTTTTTGTCGGCATATCGCACGAACAAATCATAAAAATCACGGTAAAATGCATCATTTGGTTTGCGGGCAATTGCAGTAACAGTTTTACTTTCAGGCAATTGCTTCACACCCAACATTTTCAGTATATCGTTGATCGGTCCATGACTGACTTTTCCACCAGCTGCTGCACGGCCTTTAATTTCACCCTGAAAGGATGAATCTCTACTAAACGACCGAAAGTCTATTTTTCGGCCGTCGGTTGTTTCAAGAATCAGTTTTGCGTTACCAAAGAAAGAATGCCTGCCACCTTCTCCGTTCAATGTGATCAATCGAATGTTTGGTTTATCGCGTTCTTTTGCATTCGTTACATTGAATTCTTTTATTTGTACTTTACCAGACAGTTTCTTGAGTGAAATGCCCATCAAATCGCCTGACATATATGCTGCATTTATTGCTGAGTTATACTGCGCCAGATTGTCGTGGCGTTCAGTGACTACACTTTCACCTTTTGAAGTGCTCAACCATACATCACCCGGATTCCATTTATCGTTTTGAAGTGAAAGACCGTGTTTCTTTTGCAGGTTTCGAAACTTGACGTAAATGTTTTTCATGAACGACGAATCACGATGAATGAAGAACGGACCAGTAACATTACGGTTTGATTTGTACCATTTGTAGAATTCATTTGCGGTAGTTCGAAATGTAAACTGCCATTTATCATCGCCAAATTCTGGTGTTTCTATAATACTCTGAAATGTTTTTGGAGTCCGCACATAACGATATGCTTTTTCAAGATCGTCAGTATCAATAATATCACTTTTAATTTGACCTTGCAACACATTCAACACATACGAAAAGTAAACAGACTGCAACACTTCAACAGTTGTTGTAGCAGCTGCGCCGCCACCCGATCCTCTGGAACTTCCAAATTCTTCTGTTTTTTGTAGATCACTCAATTTTACCGTAACATTCGAATCATACTTCAATCGGAATACGGGTTTATTGGCGCCAATAGAAAGTATTACAGATTCATTTCCATTCTGAAATGCCTTTTCGATATTGGAATCAATGAATTCAATCTCAATTGGTGCGCCGTGAAAAGAACCTTCCTTCGATGTTACAAACGGCTCGCCGCGTTGAATCTTGTGCCAAACGTCTTGTGCGCGAATGTTGCCTGATACAAGTTTTGAAGGTTTGATAAGTTGTGATTTCGATAAAGAAACTTCATTTAACAGATGCATATCTTTATTTAGGTGCATCTACTCCTTGCCGAGTACCTGATCAATGATTGACAGTAGATCAATCGGTGCGCCGGCAGCGGCGCTGGCGCAGGCGGCGGAGGCGCTAGCGTTGGCGCCGGCGGCGGCCGAGTGTGATGAGCCGGCGTAGGCGGCGTCGTAGGCGGCGAAGGCGGCGGCGTAGGCGACGGCGGCGTTGTCGGCGGCGTCGCCGGCGGCAGCAGCGGAAACGGAGGCGGCCTCGTCGGCGGCGGCGGCCGCCGATCGATCACGACCGGACAACCAAT